ATTCTCCATCAGATATCGCTCTGCATACTTACGGATCACTGTGCGGTCAAGATCATCAACAAGCGTGAGAGCTTTCCTAAAATCCTTCATCATGTCGCATCGGTACCCAGTTACTCCATTCATATTGTACTCAGGGAATACGCCAAAGTTTGTGGTAAGAATAGGGGTTCCTGATAGCATTGCCTCAACTCCTACTCCTCCGAACGGTTCCATATAGATTGTAGGAACAATCACTGCCTTTGCGCGTGACATCCACCATGACCTTTGTTCGGGGTTCAATACTCCTAATCTGTGGATATTCTTTCTCTTCCCTTCCAATTCCCCCTGACCTGCAAAGTATGTTTCCATTTTGGAATCTATTGCAAGTTTAGCCACAATATTAATTCCCTTTCGTGGAATCATTCGACCGACAAAAAGAATAAACTCCTTACCGTTCTTATCAACTCGATCTGCTTTATTTGTCTTGACTGCCTCAGCCGGGAACTCACTCTCTCTGAAGTAATTAGGGATAACGCGGTCATAAAGCTTGCCATTCTGTGCATCCTTACCCACTCCCTGCATACCACATATGAAATTGCGCTGAAACTCACTCTCATAAGCACAGAAGCGTGTATTTACCCCTCTATATGCAACACCTGTCTCAACACTAAGAAGCAATTTGACTGCTGACTTGACTGGTTCATGGAATATACCCATCGTCATACAAAGGAAATCATCAGGTTTCTTGCGTGCCTGAATGCCTGCAATCTGTGCTTCAAACATCTTTGCAATGACTGCCTGTCGCTCCATAGTATCAGGTTCCATTCGATACCCTGCTTCAGCTTTCCAATCATAACCAAGTTCCCATTTTGCCCCTTGCTTGTCCTTATCTCCCCATGCACGCCTGATATCTTTAAGTGTATGAGTCTGAATGAACTCAGTGCAGTTGACCTGTGATCCCTCAGCTCCATAGAAATAGACCTCATGCCCCAATGACATCATCATGTCGCAGAATTTAAGGATCTTGTGAGTGAATGCGCATGAGTAGAATTTAGGATGGCAGGGAAGATGTGCATAGCCGGGAATATGAAAGCGATACTTTTTCTTAACCACTCGGTCAGAAAGCATTGTGTTTGGTAAATTTAGCATATATATGACCTTTTGCATCCACACTCTTCACAGAGCAGGAAAATGCGCTGACGACCGTGTACCAGTTGAATTACATCAATCATATTCCATGAATGATGTTGTCTGAATAAGCACTTCAACAGTCCTATTATCGACATGAGCCTCAACGAGGAATTGAACCTCGAACTGATGTTTACAAAACGTCCGTTATGCCGTTTAACTATAAAGGCTTTAACTTCTCAACAACCCAATGCTGAAGGCACTTGTCAAAAAGCCCCCGATTAAATTCCATAATCGGTTATTGTGGACGATAGTGGTAACGCTCCACTGTCAATTGATTGCAAATCAACTATTCTTCTTTTGAACCAATCGCCCTTAGTGGAATTGGAGGGTAATGCTCCCTCTTCTTTCAGTTTCCTTTTCGGAGTTGTCTGAAATCGAACTTTTCTCAATCCCTTGCGCGGAGCTTCGGAGTGTATGCCGAACTAAGCTCAGTCTCCATGACTGAGAACTCCTTATATTATGGTTTGTTGTCAAAATGGCTAGTGCTGCCCTAGCGACCTCACGTTCCCAAAACGTGCGCTCTGCTGTTGAGCTACATTCTGTATCCGGGTTCAAGCTCAGAACGAATCATCACTATTACCCATACTATTATTATAATGCTTTCTTTGCTATTTGTGCAATTATATCTTCAAACTGTTGTGATTGCTCCATCATTACGCTTATTGACAGCTTGCATCGATACGGAATACCATCAAGAACAGTCACAATCACTTCCGCATGTAGATGCTTTCTCAATTCCTCAATCACTGCAGCCTCATAAGGAGACACCTGCATAGTGAGGCGTGTTCCTGAGAGCTTCTTGCGCTGGTCTGTGGTTAAATTTTGGATCATATTAATACGGATCGAATACTGGCTCTTCACCTTGAAATGAACCACTTAATGTTGACAGCTTTGGCATTTCAAAGAACTTCGGTTCATCAATCATAAAACGCCCGGTGTTCTCCATCATGTGATCGTCCTTATCCTGTGGAGTCTCGCTTTGGTGCCTACGCTCTGCAGTCTTGCCTGTGTATTCATTATATTGCCAATGCTCAAACTCGAATATATGACGAACGCATGTATCAAAGACATATAGCTCAGGTGGCTTCACAAGGTTGCCATTCAACTCCTGATAGTCAAGAGCATCCTTCACCCGGACGTTTGCCATTGTCCGTTCCTTTGAAGCAGGGGTATATCTAAGTGAGTAATTGCTTAGAGTCGTAATGCGCTGGGCAAGGCTATTGTTTGTATGTTGGTCGGTGATGAAGGCTGAGGGATCTATCTTACGGTCAATTATGCGGTAGTTGTCACTCTTCTGTTTGACTCGGTAAATAAGCTCCTCAGTCGTGTAATTGCCATATAGCTCATCGATTATGTACTTCCTTCCGCTTTTGTCCACTGCATACCATCCAACGGCATCAGGATTGCGTGGATGAACGTCTGCACGCTCATATACACAGAAGTTACGAAGGTCAATAGCAAAGGGTTTAATTACATGGATTTTACGAGTAAACATTTTATATACAAGACCTGTCAAATGCTGAAAACGTCCATAAATACGAGCTTGCTTGTCATCTTCTGTGTATTCTGACACCATTTTCATAATATCAGCATGATTAAGTATACCCCGAATGCCATGCTCCTTGCAATTTGCCTCGATATCAGCCTGAAGCAACCCGACCGATTTAAGTCCTGTTAGTATATCTTCTTCCATATTAATAGGTTACTGTATCCTTATGTGTAACAAAGCTATCGTAAAAGTATGCTGAACCTGAGAGAGGAGTAAATACGACAATAATTATCCCTCCCAATCTCATACGCGAAATTGTAGCCTTGAATATAGCTTCAGGTGGTGGTTCATCGAATAATGCAAAACCAAGTGTCTTACTTTCAAATTCCTTTGGCTCCTGCTCTGTACTCATGATATCAAACTCAAATCCAGCATCTGTTTTCCATTTGTATTCGTAATTCTTACCTTCTTTTCCAGTTGTATATCTACCCTTTGGAAACCATTTATGCAGCTCAGGGATGATTGTTTGAGATATGGTGGTTGGATCTGAGACGATACGCCCGGTCTTTAAATAGGGAAAATTTGTGAAGAGAGGATAATTAAACCAATCTAAATTCTTTTCTTTGAATACAAGGTTGGCAATGATATTACTCATCCCTGCTGTCTTTCCAATACCATTTGCAGCAATAAGAAGATTGATGAAGTGCTTATCCTCACCTATTATCTCAATGAATTTCTCCAATTTACCGTTTGGAGTGTAAAAGAGATATTTGCTGTTTTTCTTTAGACTTTCAAGATGAGCGCGTGCCTTAGCTCTCATCATTAAATCGTCCGGGTATTTTACCTGTTGAGGCATACTCTGCGAGTTCTGCTGGCGTCCATCCCTTGAAATCTATTCTCTCAGTTGGTTTCCCACTAAGAAGCTCCGATAGCTTTGTGAATTTTTCTATACTGTCAGTAAGATGATGGTATTGCTCCATCTTCAATTTTACTCCCTTTGATCCTCTCCGTTCAAGCTCTGCGAGTGCTTGATCTCTTATCCTAAGCAATCTATCAAGAAATGGTTTTGCTTCTTTTATATATCCCTTTGATTTTGTGACATTTTTTGGCGTCTCTGATGTCTCTCTTGAATATCCACTCTCTCGTAATATCTTTCCTAATGGTTTCATTTTCTTTTTTCCGAGATTTTCCGTGATTTTCTTTACAACGAGTTTTTGCCTTAATGTAGCCATATTATGTTTTAAATACACCGAAGTACCCATGCCCCAAGAACTGTGTTGCATACCAAATATCCTCAACAGTTCCCTTTCCCCCTAACCATTTATCAAGCAAATCCGCTTTCAAGTCCTGTGGATGCCCCATCGTGACACCATGCCCTACCCAATCAAATAATCTGATTATAGGAGCCTGCTTGCGCGCGTTTGCTATTATCAATTCAGGATTCTCTGTGTGCTGTAATAAATTATACATCCATACTTCATCATGTGGCATTGCTGCTACCTCTTCGGCTGTTGCTTTTATGATATCAATTCCTGCAGCTTTATATCTCATTGTAGTCCATTCAGGATAATCACATGGATCGATGATGGTTGCTTTACTGTAGTTTCTGCATTTAAGAAGTAATGAATATGCACCACCGCCTATATCAAGAATGCTTTTGCCCTGCATATCATATGAAGGGAATCTTCCCTCATCCCCGGTTGCTATTAATCCCATCTTCTTTGCATATACAATTTGCTTTGTTTCCTCGAAGTAAGAGTTGACGCAGTTATTATGCCATGCTTTCTCCCAAACCTGATGTTCTCCCCATGACACTTTGGATAAATCTTTCATACTTTCATTATACCTTTTCCTATTATAATAATAAAGGATGAAAGATACGTTGAGTTATTTTGAGAGGGCTTGTAGGTCATTGTATGAAGGGTTGTTGTTATAGTCTGATATACTAAATAGCTTCAAGAGGAGTATTTTCTATTTTAATTACTTTTGCAATTCCAATAGGAAAATACCACTGTTCTTCCTGTCCGACCTGTTTTAAATGCCCGGACTCGGATATATCCTTATATTGAAATTCCCATCGTTCCTTTTTCTTATCATCAATAAAAACAAGTTCTTTTATTCCATTCCATTTCAACGTAAGAAGAATACTTTTACGAAGGGAAAGTTCGCGCGTCATCCAAAGTACGGCACGACTAAAAGATATATGCTTTACATATTGCCCATTAATAATAGCTCCCCGGTTGATTCTTTTCATAACGAATTGAAAATCTCTATAAATAATTGAGGAGGAATAACGCCTCTAGCGGTTGCTGAATTTCCTCTCTCTCTCCCATTCGATGCTGTATATTCCCTGTACTCCTGTCTTAGATCCTCTACCAGCACGCATGTGGCAAGGTGCGCCGGGTTTACAAATTGGCTTTGAAATCCATTTTTTACAATTTGTCCAAATATCAGTTGGTTTCATTATTTTTGAACCATATTGACAATACGATACAGTATGTCGTACATAATCAGATATTCCAAATTTTTTGAATGATTCATCTATTATTTTTCTCATCATTCCCCTCGGATTCTCTATGAACCAATATTTTGGAGAGGATTCTTTTATTAAAGATATTGCCTTTTCAAGAAGAGCTATTCCATATAATGTTTTATCGTTTTTTGGTTTA